CCAATTTGGTCATTGGTTATGACTTCACCCATCTTTGCTAATTCTGCTGCTTTGGTCATCTATTCACCTTTTAATGCTTTTACTTCTGCTTCAAGTGTTTCTATTCTTGTCATTGCTTCTTGTAGTGCTTTTACTGCTTTCATATAAAGTATAGAATAAGCTATTCCCTTTACCTTGTCTTTTACTTCTTTTACATCTCCCACAGTTTTATCATCTGGAATATCATCACCTTCTTCATAAAGAGTTCCAAATTCAGATGAGCTTTTTACATCTGCTTTACTGGGTGAATATTCCTTAATTAATTTAGGACTTATTTTTTCCATTTCTTGTGCTATGACACCTAGTTGAATTTTAGCTTTATCCTCACCATACTGTCTAACATCATCTTTAGCTTTATAATTTATAAATCTAATAGCTTTGATATCATCCCATTGACTATTTGCATCTGTAATATTTTGTTTGATTCTTATATCTGAGTATTGTGAAAAAGTACCATCATGGTTTCTCATATCACCATCTGTATATATATGTGCTCTTTCTGCTGTGCTATCTTCAAACTTCATAAAAAAGTTTGTATTATCATCAGGAGATGCTTGTGAGAAGTCAAACATCATACCATAAGGATCAGCTTGTGTGTTCTCTAAAAAGAACATAATTGAACCATCTGTATGTGAATGAAACACATGGGCAGTAGTAGAACTTAATCTTGCATTAGTAACA